GGTTTATATTTATTGGATACAAAAAAAGAACCTGTATGTGCGGATATTAATTATAAACTAATTAAAAAATATAGACCTTTAGAAGTAAAGTCTAATTTTTAAAACATTCTGTTTGACAAAATATTAAACAATATGTTATATGTTATATTAAATGAAAGAAAAAATGAAAATTGAAGATGGAATAATGGTATTACACAATATCGTTGATAAAAAATTTTGTCAAATGGTAATAAATTATTCTAATAAAGTTTGTAAAGGTAAACTACCTACTGCTGGCGGCAGTCAAGATTATAGAAGAGTAAATGGACATATTTTAAGAGATACAAATGTAGGAGATAAGATTTATTTTCAATTAATAAATAATCAAATTAAAAATTTCTACAGCCATTATAAATATAGATTTCCTAGATTGATATCGAACGTTGTAAGTCAAGTGGATATATTGAAATATAATGTAGGAGGTAGGTATGATTATCACGTAGACTCTTCAGATTCAACTTATAGAAATATTAGTATCATTATAAATTTGAATGAAAATTATGAAGGAGGAGATTTACTTTTTTCAGATCAGTTTTTTAATGAGACTAAAAGAATACCTCTTAAAACAGGAAGTGTTGTTATTTGGCCTTCAAATTTTTTTTATCCACATAAAATAGAACCTATCACAAAAGGAAAAAGATATAGTATTATAGCATGGCTTGTATAAGAAAAGATTACAGATATAAATTAATTAAAAATTTCTTAAATGAAGAAGAATTAAATTTATCACAAAAATATGTAATACACAAATTAGATAAATTATCCTCGGCTAATATTTTCAACAACGATTTTTCTGTAGCTCCTTATTGTCTTGATTATAAACATGATGATTTTATGGAAGTTATTTTAAAATCAAAACTTTCATTAATGGAAAAAGAAACCGGATTAAAACTATATCCTACCTATGCTTATTGGAGATGGTATCCTTACGGAGCTGTTTTAAAAGCCCATAAAGACAGACCTGCATGTGAAATTAGTGTAACTGTTAATATTTATAAAACAAAAAATTGGCCAATGGTTATAAATAATAAAAAAATTGAAATAGAACCAGGTGAAGGACTTATTTACTTAGGAATAGAAGACAAACATTCAAGATTCGGATTTAATAAAGGAGAAGCATTAGCTCAATTATTTTTACACTATGTGGATAAAAATGGATTATTTCCTCACCATAAAAATGATGAGATTCTTAAAACAACAAATCAAGTATATAGTTTTGAAGACAAAGAAATTATAAAAAAATTAAAATATTAAATGATAAAAGAAAAAACAGTTAAAATAGAAAATTTCATAGGTATTTATGATAATTATATAACAGCAAAAGAATGTAATAACGCAATTAAACTATATGACAATCAAGATAAGTTTAATAATACAGTTAACAGAATGGGTTTTGAAAAAGTATCAGTATTACAAAAACAAGATCAACAATTTTTTGCAGCCTCTAATAATTTAGATATATGGTATGAAGATTTAAAATCTATAATAGTTAATTTTGAAATGGCCTTTAAACATTATATAGAAAACACTGGAGCAGGTGATGCTTATGGAGTTCCTTTTCATTTTACGTCTTTAAAAATTCAAAAAACATTACCTACAGAGGGTTATCATATTTGGCATATAGAGCATAATAAAGGATTTGATAATGAACCAAGAGCTTTTGTTTTTTCTATTTATTTAAATGATGTTGAAGAAGGTGGGGAAACAGAATTTTTACATTTTTCAAAAAGGATAAAACCCAAAACAGGTAGAATAGTTATTTGGCCCGCTGGATTTCCATATGTTCATAGAGGAAATTCACCTCTATCTGGTAAAAAATATTTATTAACTTCCTGGATGTTGTTAAGATAATTAAGTTTTTATAATATATACTACTGACAAATAGGGTTGAACAATAGAAGTTGCATCTCCTGAAAAAGTAGCACTCATATTATGAGAGTGTCCACCTCCACCTCCGGTAGAACCTGAATTAGCATTTGTTCTACCTAAACTACCACCTGCAGGACTTGCAAAATTTCCAGAAGGCACAAGACCTGGATGAGAGTGACTAGGTAATTGTGATGTACTTAAAGTTGCATTAGCTGTCGAACCACCAACGTTTCCTGTAGTAGTTGTTGTCGCTGCACCACCGGTTGAACCTAAAGCTTTGTTGTTTGATTTACCTAGAACTACTTTGTCTTGAATATCAGGTAAATTGAAAGTAGATGAACCATCACCTGCTCCATAGGTAGTGCCCACAATTGCAAATAAAGCTGCATAAGTAGATCTAGAAACTGCTGCGCCAGTGCATTCTAAAAATCCAGCGGGAATAGAAGCAGATGACCATTCAACAATAGTTGCTGTAGGAATCCCTTCAACACCTGTTAAATTTGCTCCTGAAAAATCGTATTTTGTTGCTTCGTAATTTGCCATTTTTTTCCTAAGTTTTTATAATATATATTATTGTTAAATAAGGTTGAATAACAGAGGTAGCGTCACCTGCAAAAGTTGCACTCATGTTATGAGAATGTCCTCCTCCACCGCCTGCACCACCTGTACCCCCATCATTACTATATGCACCACTGTAAGGCATTTCAGAATTTGAGGGAGCTCCAGGAGCTGAATTTTTATTAGCGGGGTGACTATGCGAAGCTAGTTGTGGACTACTTAAAGTTGCATTAGCTGTCGAACCGCCAACGTTTCCAGTTGATGTTACAGTGTTTGCACCACCTGTTGAGCCTAAAGCTTTATTATTTGATTTTCCTATTGGAAGATTATCCTGTAAATCTGGAACGTTAAAAGTGCTCGAACCGTCTCCTACACCATAAGTTGTACCTACTATTGCAAATAAGGCTGCATAAGTAGACCTTGAAACTGCTGCACCATTACATTCTAAAAATCCAGAGGGGATAGATGAGTCTGACCATGGAATAATAGTTGCTGAAGGAATACCTTCAATCCCTGTTATATTTGATCCATCGTAATCGTATTTTGTTGCTTCGTAATTTGACATTTTTTCCTACGTTTTTATAATATATATTAAAGTTAAATAAGACTGAACAACAGAAGTTGCATCACCTGTAAAAGTTGCACTCATGTTATGACTATGACTTGAACCACCTCCTGCGCTGCCTGTACTACCAGGATTAACGCTTATTCCTGATGGATTAGCATTTAAATTTCCCGGTGTGTTTCGACTTCCACCTCCAACTGGGTGAGAGTGAGGTGCCATTTCAGGAGTTGTTAAAGAATGAGCTGCAGTTGAACCTCCAACGTTTCCTGTTGATTGAACTGTGTTTGCACCACCCGTTGAAGCTAAAGCCTTAGTTCCTGATTTACCCATGGCTGCATTATCTTGTAAATCTGGAACGTTAAAAGTAGATGAACCATTACCTGCTCCATAGGTTGTACCTATAATTGCAAATAATGCAGCGTAGGTTGATCTTGAAACTGCTGCACCATTACATTCTAAAAATCCAGCGGGAACAGAAGCAGATGTCCAGGGCACAATAGTTGCCGAAGGAATCCCCTCAATACCTGTAAGGTTTGCTGCACTGAAATCGTATTTTGTTGCTTCGTAATTTGACATTCTAATTATAAAATTAGAATTAAGAACTGTATGAAACTGGACGAGCTCCTAATCTAATTATTTTCTCCTCTGCGGTTTCACCATCTATATTGTTATTATCCCAATTAGATTGAAGGTTAATTAAATGAGTTGAATCCCATTTATCGATAAAGTCTTGAAAATTTCCTAAGTCGGCATCTTCCCAACTAGAATGAGAGGTCCCATCTCTGTATTCTACAGTATCACTTGGATTTGATGTTCCATATTGAATGGCCCAAATATTTGAAAATTTAGACTGATTCCAAAAAGAGTCATCATTAATAATATAGCCAGTCCCAGCAGCATCTCCTGTTTGTTTAACTATATTTTTATCCTCAAATATAACACTCCAGTTTGCATTTGTTGCCATACTATTTCTCCGTGTAAGTCCATCCTGTTGTAGCGTCTCCAGAATATACTAATCCAAAAGCAGCTCCTTGAGTATTAACTACAAGATCGGATGCTGCATTAGTTATATTAGAAGAATTTCTACCAACAGTTAATGCGTTAGAGTTAAAATCGTAACCTTGATCTACAAAATTTACTTGATCCCCTGCAGCCGGTGATGCTGGAAGAGTTATTGTAACTGCTCCTCCACTTGTATTTACTAAAAGTTGAGCTCCAGCTTGAACTGTTTCTGCTGCTGATACTGCTCTCCAATTTCTTTGTTCATGAAGTTTTACAACATTAGTTCCATCAGAATATAATGTGTAATTATTTCCTTCACATAAAAGTACACCTGTTCCAGATGCAGTTTTGAAAGTTAAAGTATTTCCAGCATGATTACATGCGTCTTGAACTTGGTAAGTTTTTTCAATTGAATTTGGGATACTAACAGTAAGGTTAGAAGCCAAAGTCCCTGTTAATTTAATAACATCATTTTTACCATTGGATACTGCACCATTAGTAAAAGTTAAAGATCTAGCAGCGTTAGTAATATTAAAAGTAGTAAAACCACCAATCGCTTGTTCTAAAATTAAAAGGTTAGTGTTAGTTATTTGTCCCCAAGTTCCTGAATTTTCTCCAGTTGCTTGTACTGTAAGTTTTAAATTTGCTGATGTTGAATTCGCCATATTAAATTCCTTATATCGTTTATT